AGATAGGAGAAGTATATGAAGGAACGTGAAACCCAGGCGGGGTATGACCTGGAGTCAGCGTATTGGACAGGTAATCTGTATGAAGTAGAAGATGAACTCGAAGAGCTTGACACTCTGGAACGTAACAGTCTTCTACGCGAACAACTCTTTGGGTTGGGAGCCATGACAGAGGACACAGTTGCGGAGTTCTTCGCGGCCCTTGACAATAGCTCTGATTTGTGATACCCTTAACTACATAGTGTGAACACGGAGAACAGAATGTCACTACCAGATATTCATACAATGAGACAAGAAGCTGCTTATGAGACAGTAGAGGATGCATACACAAGAGCATTTGTGTTAAGCATGGGAGTCAGATGTCCATCAAAGCATAAGTTAATCGAGAGGTTTGTAGAATTTTGTCGCGAGAGTGGCAATGATCGTCTACTACCACAAGAAGACGAAGATATTTATAATCAAATACCTAACTTCATAGAATACTTAGCGAAATTATGACAAACATCTACGGGTTTGAGCCAGAACACTGGAGAAGATTTAAAGCTTCAAAGTATATGTCTCAAATGTATAAGGCTAAGATGACTATACAAGTTTTAAAAACTTACAAGAGCAATGTCATTGTGGAAGTTGGGGAGGGCATTGACCTAGATTTCTTAACAGATGTATATGATCCATTCATGAAGGAGATTGCCTATGAATCTAAAGACAGTAAGTCTTAGTACTGCTGTAATATTATTTGTGTGTGCTGTGTATGGCTTCTTAATCTGGTCAGGCGTACAAGCTGATAAGATGAGAGAGCAGGAACGAAACATAGACTCACTACAAAGTAATGTTGAAGAACTTTCAAAGGTTCAGCAGATAGTACAGGAGGGATTGAGCCAGGATGTACGGACCCTTGAAGATGATGTCGGCAGCGCAAGTGCTGATAACAAGGAACTAATTTTAGAATTGGATGAGCGGCTTAATGGCGTATATGATAGCCTTAGCTCACGCCTCACTACTCAGGTGGAGAGACAGTTCGAAGAAGTATTAGAACTCCACTCAGAGATCGAGGATTTGTCTGGTCTAGTTGATGAGTTGAGGACTGAGCTTGAGGGCGTCAGAGAAGAGCTCGAAGAAGAACCAGTGCAACCAGTTGTAAACCCTGAGCCTACTCCACTGGAAGAGTACACGGGGGAGAGGATAGTATCCACAACCCCGCTACCTTCCCCTCCGCCAGCCCCCTTTACAGCCCCAATAGAAGAGGACATACCTTGTCCAAAGAGTCCTGACAATGCTGATGTGGCTCAAAGGATACTGACTAGGGCGATGGAGAGAACAGATAAGCTTGGAACCTACGCATTCACGGCTACCTTTGGGGTAGCTTCTGATGGTACTACCTACGATATAATTGTGGTAGGTGATGGCCCAAAGGATCTGCGTAGAGCAGTTGAACGCTACACCCGTGCTCTCAATTGGACACTCATTGATGAAGTTGATGGGTGCGAGTTGAAATTAAAACTGGATGTTCGGTAACATTCATGATATAATGTTGTAGTGTTTTAAAGTTAATCTAACGGAGATAAGTAAGTATGAGAGAAATTAATGGTATACCTTCTGTTGTGGAAGGTACTGCTTATTGGGCGCACATCCTTGTACCCAATACTCGATTTGAACCACAGAAATATGAACTCAACCTAGCTGTATCGGATGATGTCTTTCAACTCTTTAGCGATGCTGGCTACTTCGGTTGTCATGCAGCAGGAACGAAGGACTTCTCCCCTGATCCAGTGGTAGTGTTTCAGAAGTTTGCCCACTCGAAGGACGGCACCCCTAACCCATCACCACGCCTGGTCAACAGCGACAATGAAGATATCGATGTTGCGTTAGGCAATGGTAGCAGAGTTAAGGTTCAGTGGTCACACAGAGAGTACCCCATGAGGGGGTCAGGAAACATGGTGTTACGTGCCGAACCAGTAGCAGTACAGGTACTTAACCTGATAGAATATGGTGAGACAAGTAACGGATCAGCAACAACGTTGGAGTTTTAATATGGCAGATAAGGAAGAGGCAGTGGCCCAAGAGGAAGCACCCACATGGGTTTATAGAACTGAAGAATCGACCTATGATGTTCGAGCATTAGAGCAAGAGGCGCAGCAAGCATTCGCACTTCTCGTAGAAGTCAATGCCGAGGTCCAAGGATTAAACAAGAGGCTTTCTGTTCTTCAGGCAGCGGGAGTACAATTTAATACATTGGTACAGAATGCCCTGAAAGAAGAGGCCATCATAGAAACCAAGGAAGAACAGGAGGAAGAAGATTAGTGACAACAATCTGAAGTATACACATCTATCCTGCCCCTACTGCGAGCATCGTGGATGCTTCTCAATAGATGAGAACTGGTCATCTTACTGCTTTAGTTGTAAGAAATACACCAAAGATATCCGAAAGGAATATGAAGGAGAGATTGAAAGCTTGATAAAAACAGCAGAAAATGTCAGAACAGATAATCAAAATAAAACTAGACCACCAGACAATTCCTCAATGGCAGGAATATATGGACCCCTCCTAGATAGGGGCATATCTGAAGCAACTGCCAAGAGGTATAGTGTCAAGATAGCCGTTGATTCTAAGGGATACCCAACCCAACACTTCTACCCGTACTTTACCGCTAATGAAATAACAGCAGTTAAGGTACGCTATGTAAGTGATAAGCATTTCACATGGAAGGGGTACTCTTCAAACAATGGTTTATTTGGTGAACAGATTGCCCCTAAGAAGGGTAAGTACATAACCCTCACGGAGGGAGAGTGTGATGCTATGGCTGCTTACGAACTGCTAGGCAGTAAGTGGCCTGTGGTATCCATTAAATCTGGAGCAGCGGGTGCAACCAATGATGTTAAGGAATCTCTGGAATTTCTGGAGAGCTTTGACACTGTTGTGATTGCATTTGATAATGATAAACCAGGTAGAGAAGCGGCTAGAAAAGTAGCAAGACTCCTAAGACCTGGCTCTGCCAAGATTCTTACCCTCCCAGAGGGATTCAAAGACCCTAATGAAATGCTCCGCAAGAACCAGCGAGAGAAATTTACTAGGGCTTTTTGGGATGCCAAGGTGTACACGCCTTCAGGCGTCATCAACGTATCCGATAACAGGGAAGTGTTTAAGAAGCGTGAGAAGAAGGACTGTATACCCTATCCTTGGGAGGGTCTGAACAGGAAACTGTACGGACTCAGACAAGGTGAACTCGTAACCCTCACTGGAGGTACTGGGTTGGGTAAATCTTCTGTTACACGAGAGCTCGAACACTGGATTATAAAAACAACAGAAGATAACATTGGGATTATATCCTTGGAAGAGAGCAAGGAGAGAACCTTTGATGGTATCATGTCTATTGAAGCTAATGCGAAGCTTTACATAGATCAAATAAGAGAAACCTTCTCGGAGGAAGAGTGGGATAGATACTTTGATATCCTCTATACTGGAGATAATGAAGATAGGGTATGGATTCATGCCCACTTCGGAACCAATGAGATAGATGAGATATTCTCAAAGCTAAGATTTATGATTGTCGGTTGTAACTGCAAGTGGATAGTTGTAGATCACCTCCATATGATAGTCTCTTCACTCGCAGAAGGAGACGAGAGACGCGCCATAGACAATATCATGACACGCTTCAGATGTCTTGTTGAAGAAACGGGAGCAGGTCTGATACTGGTATCACATCTCCGCAGGGTAGACGGTAATAAAGGTCATGAGAATGGCATAGAGACAAGCCTGAGCCATCTCAGAGGCTCCCAGAGCATAGCACAACTGTCTGACTGTGTTATTTCCCTAGAAAGGAATCAACAGTCTGATGATAGGGAAGAAGCTAACACAACCAAGGTCAGGGTATTGAAGTCAAGATATACTGGAGATGTTGGTTTAGCTACCTCGCTACTATATGATAGAGAGACTGGTAGATTGAGTGAGGTTGATACAGGAGATATATCGCACTCCTTTTTAGAAGAGGATGTTCCACTGGAGTTCAATTAAAATGACTAGACTAGTCTTTGACATCGAGACAAATGATCTGCCTCCGAATGTCGAAAAGATATGGTGTCTTGTTGCAAAAGATATAGACACTAAACATATCTACACCTTCGGACCGGAGTCAATAGAAGAGGGAATTGCATTCCTCCAGAGGGCAGAATACCTTGTTGGACATAACATAATAGGCTTTGATATACCTGTTATTGAAGAGCTTATGGATGTCAAGCTTGGTAGAGAGGGCGTTAGTATTGTAGATACCCATACTCTGTCCAGACTCTTTAACCCTACCCGTGATGGAGGACACTCCCTTGCTGCATGGGGTTCTAGGTTGGGCATGGCTAAGATAGACTTTGAAACGTTTGACCGTTACTCAGGGGAGATGCTTGAGTATTGTATAGGCGATGTCGAACTTAATGAGAAAGTTTATCATGCACTTAGAGAAGAGGGAAGAGGATTCTCTAAGGAATCGGTAGCACTAGAGAGTGGAGTATCTAGGATTCTCTATGAGCAGCGAAGGAATGGGTTCCTCTTTGATAATGTCAGTGCCGAGATACTTAAAGCAAGACTCGAAGAGAAGATGGAGAACATTAAGAGAGAGGTCCAAACCATCTTCAAACCTAGAGTTACAGAAGTAAAACTGTATGCACAATTCACCAAGACGGGAGCACTTGCTAAGACTGCTAAAACTTTAGAGGATAAAGGAGTTAGATTGACTGATGAGGAATACCAGGAACTATCTACCCTAACACACAGACCTATTAGTAGGTACATGAT